GTCTGCATTAGCAACTCGTCTACAGCCTCTACCAGATGGCAACCCGCCAAAACAAATTATAATTTTGACGAGGTGGCATCCAGACGATCTTGCCGGCCGTCTAATGCAAACAGAGGATTGGTCAGAGGGGAGGTGGAAGCATGTTAATTTCCCAGCCGTGAGCGTATCAAAGGGAAAGAAAATCTCCAGAGTTGATTTACCTGACGACCACCCTGAAAAGATGGAACCGGGGACTCTCCATAAAGTAACCGCCAGCAAGAGGCACATACACGAAGATGAAGAAACAGCTTTATGGCCCGAGAGATTCCCCCTTGAGGACCTAAGGAGAAGGGAGCGGCTTAACAAAAGAGAGTTCGCAAGCCTGTACCAACAACGCCCATATATAGAGGGCGGTAATTTAATCAAGTCGGAATGGTGGAGATTCTACCCGGAAGATTTAAAACCGGAGAATTTCATGTCTGTAGTTATAGGGGTCGACACAGCCTTCAAGAAAACAGAGACGTCCGACTATTCCGCCTTTGTAGTTGGCGGTCTGGACAGGAATGGCGACATCTACATTATTAATGTCATGCGCGGCAAATGGGATTTCCCAGAACTGAAGCAACGCCTTATCCAGTTAAACAACAGGTGGAGGGGCAAGGCTCTACGCGCAATTTACGTTGAAGACAAAGCAAGCGGTCAGTCTGTCGTTCAAGAATTAAAGCGCCAGAGTGGCATGTCCATTATCCCCTACAAGGTCGTCCACGACAAAGTCAGTCGTGTGAGCGCCATCCTTCCTCTTATAGAGGGGGGCCGTGTATTTCTCCCAGAGAACGCTAAGTGGATAGACGACTTCATGGACGAGACTGTGACATTCCCTAATGGCATGTACGACGACCAAGTAGACGCAATGACAATAACTATAGATGTCCTCTCCAGAACATCCATGAGTCCTGAGATGTTTGAGATGATGACGGACACATCTCAGTCCCTTAACTCTATACACGATTCTCTTGGTAGCTCTCTTCGGGAGAGGGTAGACAAGAATATCCCCAAATTTTCCGGCTGGGGACTCTCTAGCGGGACGACCTCTTAAATTGTAAAGGGTAGAAATAGCGCATGGCCAGTAGAAAGAAAACGACGTACACCGGCGCCGCGTATCAACATCCAGCAACAGATGGCGTCATCGCTGATCTATCTGAGTTTGCAGAGAGGCTCGTAGGCTACGAAGACATAGCCAACCTTCTGTCAGAAGAGCAGGAAAGACGTCTTGTCGATTATGTGAAGTCAATGGTCGACATGTCTTACTTTAAAATCAAAGGGCGGTATTCCCATTGGAAAGAGGCAGACAGAGCACATGATGTTTACGTTCCCCCTGATACTACAGAGTTCCGCGAAAAAGCTGTTATCGCTGACACGAGGGCTATTGCGGATACTGTGCTTACCTATCTCATGGCTGCTTTGGGCGGCCGTAATCCTATGTTCCAGCTTGAGGGCCTTAATAGGGATAGTAGAGACGCGGCTCTCATCCTTGAGAGAGTTCTTCATCAGCAAATGAGACGCTCGGCGGGCGAGGCCCGCCTAGCGCAGATGTTATTAGACAGTGTCCGCTACGGATTTGCCCCCACTAAGATGATCTGGGACAGCGGCACAAACCAAAACAAAATCATAAATTTTGATCCCCGTCGCTGTTTCCCCGACCCGCGTGTCAGCTGGGGTGACTGGGAAGACATGCAATACATCGTCTTCTCAGACTTCATGTCTTACAACGCTTTAACCTTCAGCAATGTATATCCAAAACTAAAGGAACGGCCTGAACTTCAATACAGAACATCGCCACCAAAGGCTTCTTGGGAGGGGCATAAGTTTCATGCAGAAGAAGGAAAAGGCCTGTCCATCGACCCAGCACAGCCACACCAACGAGAGCGATCAGACCACGCCTATTTCACCCTCGGAGACGCCCGCATTGTCGACGAGGCTTGGGTCCGCCTCTCTGGCCATGAAATTAATATCCCGACGATTGAACAAATCTGGCTAATTATATCCGTCTTAGACGAAGACGTTATCATCAGATTCCAACTAAACCCGTATGGCCAGCAATTCCCGATTGTTATCGGCGGACTGTACCAAGATTCCCACAAGACGTACGGCCAGTCTCTCTATGACATAATGATGCCGATGCACGATATTGCGACGTACCTTATGCGTTCGCGTATCGACAATATCTCAGCGGCATTAAACAACCTGATTTTTGTTGATCCGACTCAGGTTTCTATCCCTGATCTCATTGACAGGAATCCGTGGGGCGTTGTTCGAACGCTCCCCGGAGTTAAGCCGGGTGACGGTGTTTTCATTGCCGAAATCCCAGATGTAACCAAAGGTCACTTCAATGACATTGCTGCAATGTCTGAACTGAAACAGCGAGTATCAGCAGCTTCAGACGCGCAGCAGGGCATTCCCACCCCAGACGTAAGAACAGCAACAGAGATATCCAGACTTACTCAACTAGGTTCACAGCGTCTTGGAGTTCTTGCCCGCATAATGTCAGCGACCACAGTCAGGCCGCTTGTGCGAATGATGGTTGGTAATATTCAGGATGCATTGACAATGACGGGATCTATAAAACTAGATCAATATACCACGCCTACACAATTGATGCCAAAGTCAAATGACGGCTATCTGGATTACGATGTGTCTAAGGATCTGCAAGGAGAGATAGACTACCTAGTAATCGACGGCACTCTCCCAATCGAACCGACCCGCAATGCAGAGACATGGATGAACATGCTCCAGATTATGAACCAGACCGGACTGAACATGGAATACAAAGCCGGCCTGATAGCAGAGGAAGCAATCCGTGCCATGGGCATTACGGACTTGGACCGCTTCCGAATCTCAGACGAAGAGAGGCAGATGGGAGAGTCCCCGAGTCAGAAGGTGGCTATGATGGAGAAAATGCGTGGCGCATCAGTCCGGCCGGCGGCAGAAGTAGATAACGAGGTTCAAAAGGGCAACCTAATCCCGATGGGAGAAGCGGCATGAGCCTAACTTTAAAGGGGGCGCTCCGTCCCAGTATCGACCAGCGCATAGCAGATTACGTCGATGTTGCTTGTGCAGTAGTAGACAAAGAGTGCGTAGTCAGAAAAGAGAATTGCTGCTCGCGGATAGATTTGCTGGAGCGGGAGATAGCCCAATTAAAGCTGTCGGTAGCAGAAGCAAAAGCAATTGCCGCAGACAAACCGGACGACAAGTATTCTTTAACTAAGGTAAAGCTAATCAGAATAATGAAAGAAATGGGTTACTACGACGATGGCTGAAACTAGACCAACAGGCGAACAACTAAGATTCATTTCCTCCAAGACCGGGGATTGGATTTTAGATACGTACATGGAGGCAATGGAGATTGGCGACCGCACGGTCTACGATCTTCTAGGGGATCTCTTTGACCCGAACAATTCGGGCGTTTTCCGTTCAGACAACTTCGAATTCAGACTCGACTCCGCCACCGACAAATTCCAAGTTCGTGTCGGCCAGTTTGCTAATGCCTCTACCGGCTGGACAGACGTCACTTATCTTTTCGGCCAGCGCGGCGTCTTCAGCAGTAGCAACACATACCAGAATTTCGACATAGTCACTGTAGCCGCCAAAGACGTCTACATTGTCACCGGCCTTTCGGCCGGCACAACCTACGCAAATGAAGCAGCCTTTATCGCCAGTTCCGACACGACAAGAATCGTAGACGTATCCGAAGCCAAGGACTGGGCGAGTAAGACGGACGGCCAAATATCCTCCACAGATTACTCAGCCAAAGCATACGCAATCGGCGGCACAGGTGTCACAACAACATCTGGCAAAGGAGCCGCAAAGGAATGGGCGATAACAACTGGTGCAGCAGTTGATACCTCAGAATATAGTGCTAAAGAATATGCGCTTGGCACCACGGGTCTGCTAAAGATTGGGCGCAGACAACTGGCGCTACTGTAGACGGCACAGATTATGCTGCGAAGGAATGGGCGTTAGGCACAACGGTTGGCGATGGGTCTGCAAAGGATTGGGCGACACAGGCTGAAGATTCATCCGTAAATGGATCAGATTATTCAGCACTCCATCATGCTGCAAAAAGTGCCGACAGTGCTACTGATTCCGCATCAAGTTCCGGCACCGCCACTACTCAAGCCGCAAATGCTTCCACTTCAGCCACAGCCGCGGCTACTAGCGCAACCGCCAGCGCGACATCGGCCTCCGCCTCCGACACGGCAAAGACCGCATCCGAGACAGCCAAGGCCGCAGCTGAAACAGCGCAGACAGCAGCGGAGACTGCGAAGACTGCTGCCGAGTCCGCACTAGACAATTTCGATGACACTTTCTTAGGAGCGAAAAGCTCCGACCCAACTTTAGACAACGACGGAGATGCCCTGACTGCCGGCGACATATATTTCAATACAACAATCAACAACCTCAAGGTCTACAACGGGTCGGCTTGGCAAATCGCCGCTCTATCCGCAGCTACCGTTGTCGAAAAGGACACTGGTACTGGCGCGGCGTACATGCCTGCCGGCACCACGGTACAGCGTCCTACAGGAACCAGCGGCTATCTAAGATTCAACTCAACTCTAGGACAATTCGAAGGCTATGGCGCCTCGTCTTGGGGGTCCATAGGTGGCGCAGGCTATTTTATTGGCTCTGGGACCACTCACGGCGATCTCCAAAACGGGAAGAAAGATCTATTCAGGGTCAACAACCCCAACTTGGATATCAGCACTACAATCGCGGCCTCCACAAACGCAAGCGTAGCAGGCCCGTTAGACGTGGACTCTGGTGTAATTCTGGATTGCCAAGGAACCTGTGTGATTATTTAAGCGGAGAATAAAATGTCAACATTACGTGCAGATTTGGTTCAGGCTTCGAGTGGTACAGACACAGCCCTGAAGCTCAAAGGCAAGGGGAACCAAAAAGTTAAGATAGGTGACGCCGAAATATCCTTCCCAGATGTTGACGGTACTGTAGGCCAAGCGCTTGTCACAGATGCAAGCGGCAATCTATCGTTCGCCGCTGCTGGCGTAGCTTCTCCAGTCGGAGTTTCAGATGGTGGAACAGGACTGACTGCCGTAGGCACAAGCGGAAATCTTTTGACGTCTAACGGA